GTTTTTTACTATGAACAGACTGCAAAAGGAACTCAGTTAAAATTTAATAATTAAAATAAAAATAACATGGCTACAATTTCAACAGCCGTTGGCCTTGATAGAATTTCAAGAGTAAGCGGTTACAATATTAATCGAGGTGTCTTTAATAACGACACAACAAATTTACCTCAGCTTATTGCAATTTTTGGTGAAGCTAATGCCACTAATCAAGCTGGATTAACGGTAGACAAGGTAGAAGTTACAAGTGCTGCTGAAGCGGCTGAATTGTTTGGTAATGGATCACCAATACACGAAATGGTTAGGATTTTGAGACCTTTATCCGGTGATGGTGTTGGAGGAATACCAACAATTGTTTTTCCTCAAATTTCAAATGTTGCAGCTACGGCTACTGTTAGAACATGGACCGTAACTGGTACTGCAACAGCAAACACAAATCACACAGTAGTTGTTAATGGTCGTTCTACTTTAGATTTTAAAAGCTATTCATTTAGTATTGTAAAAAACGACACTGCTACTCAAATAGCAGCTAAAATAGCAGATTCTATAAACAATGTTCTTGGCGCCCCATGTTTAGCAACAAGTGCTTTAGGAGTTGTTACCGTTACTTCTAAGTGGAAAGGTCTAACAAGTGCTCAGTTAAATCTATCTTTTGACATGGGAACTATTGGTGCGGGTATTTCATATAGCCAAACTACAAGTACCGATGGAGCTGGATTAGTTCAATTAGCAGACTCTTTATCTCAATTTGGGGATGATTGGTACACTATGGTAATTAACTCTTACGGAGAAGCTCAATTGGATGTTTTTGAAGTTTTTAATGGAATGCCAAATGATGTAAATCCAACAGGTAGATATGAAGGTTTATTGTTTAAGCCATTCAATGCTTATTTTGGTAGTGTTTTATCTGATAAAGATGATTTAGCATTGATTACTAATGCTGCTGCAAGGGTTTCCCAAGTAACAAATGTATTGTGTGCTGCTCCAGGGTCTAAAGGTTTTGATTTTGAAGCTGCTGCAAATGTTGTTTCATTAGCGGCAGTCGTTTACAATAACACACCGCATTTGGACGTAAATAATCTTTCTTATCCCGACATGCCAATTCCTTCAAACGGAAACATTGGGGACATGAATCAGTATGTAAATAGAGATTTCTTAGTTAAAAAAGGATGTTCTACTGTTTCTCTAGTAAATGGAGCTTATGTAGTTCAGGATTTAGTTACTACTTATCATCCAGAAGGTGAAGTTCCTTTGCAATATTCATACGCGAGAAACTTAAATTTAGATTGGAATGTTTCTTATGCGTATCGTTTTTTAGAGGAAATCAACTTGAAAGACAAAACATTGGTTGCTGATACTCAAAATGTAGGTGTTGCAGGTGCGATTAAGCCAAGAGAGTGGAAAGCTATTGTTTTTGATTTGTTTGATGAATTAGCTACAAAAGCTTTGATTAATGAGCCTGGGTTTTCTAAGGCTAATTTAGTTGTAAATATCTCTACAACTAATCCTAATAGATTTGAAACTTCTTTTCCTTACAAAAGAACAGGAATTGCTAGAATAGAAAGTACAACTGCAAAAGCAGGATTTTAATTAATTTTTAAACAAAAAAGATATGGCAAATTTTGGCGATATGTTAGAAATAACCTGTACTCACTTAGGTAAAGATTACAGGTTTGATCCAAAAGCAAACGAAAGTTTTACAACGGATAGAGGTGGAGTAAGGACAAATGACGACATGAATCAAGTTACCAGTAATGGTAAAAACATGCGACAAATGAATAGAGTTCGTTGGATGGTCGAAGGTCCTATTTCAAATGAGCCTACAACAGAAGATGATTTAAGCTTACTAGCCAAGGCGGTATCAGAAGGCACTTGGACATTTGTTACAACCTCAGGTCAGATTTACAAAGGTCGTGGTTGTCCGGTTGGAGATATTCAAACAGACAAGAATGCAGGAACTATCACTTTAAAAGTTTCAGGTGGTGGATTGTTAGAATTAATTTAAAAAAAAATAGTATTATGAAAAACACAAAAATGATTGTTGCAAAAGAAGTAGCATTGGATGATTTAGAGCAGTTTATCAATAGATTCGTAAAGAGGCCAGAGCCTAGAGAGGATTTAGAAGCTAAGTATTTAGATGTATTAGATGCCGTTCAAGATGGGTTTTTAACTTTTGGAAAAGATTCTATTCCTACTTTGAAGTTAAAGTTTCCTGTGAAAAACGATCAAGGAGAAGTTTCTTTATCTGAGTTAAGTTTCAAAACTAGAATTTTACCTTCTGAGCTTACTTCTATTAGTAAAGGTTTACACCCAATAAATGATTTATTCTTGTTGCAAAACAAAATGACGGGTTTCGTTATAGGGCAGCCGGTAGCTATGCTTGATAGATTTGAGCGATATGATTTAGATGTAATCAATCAGTTGGCGGCAGTTTTTTCATAGGGTGGACGATTGATGGTTTAGACAATATTATAAAAAGTATTGCAGATCAATACCATTGGACACCTAAAACAATAGGTAAACTATTTGTTGACGATTATGACTATTACGGATTAATTTATTGGTATGATGAAGTAGTTAGAATTAATAAACTAAACAGCGCATAAAATGAAAATTCAGGCCCCTTGATAGTAATTATAACTACAAGGGGTTTGAATTTTATTGTTTAATATCAAAATTAAAATATATGGCAGTTGCAGCAATGAGAGTCCCCACTATATTTACGGCTGTAGATAGATTTTCAGGGGTTGTAAGCAAGATGACAGGTGGAGTTTCCGCATTTGGAAGGACAGCAGAAGCCGCAGCAATGCGAACTAGCAGAAGGATGAACTCATTGGGTACTTCTACGTTATATGCTGGGGCGGGAATGGCTATTGGTTTAGGCTATGCGATTGATCAAGCGGGCAAGTTTGAAAAAGCAATATCTAACATTAGTACACTTACAGAAAGCACTCCAGCTCAAATGGAGGCTTATGGCGACTCTATTTTAGCAATGGCTAAGAAAGTGCCTGTAGCAATTTCTGATTTAACTGATGCAGGATATGATGTTGTGTCGGCAGGTATTGTTGGTGCTTCTAATCAACTTAATGTTTTAAACAAATCAGCAATTCTAGCGGTTGCAGGTTTGGGTACTACAAAAGAAGCGGTAGACATTACTACTTCTGCTCTTAATGCATTCCAAATTGAAGGTTCCAAAGCAGGAGAAGTTACTAATAAATTGATGAAAGCAGTTAAGTATGGTAAAACAACTGTAGCAGGAATTTCAGAGAGTTTTGGTAATTTTGCTTCTATTATGAAAAACTCAGGAGTTACATTAGATGAATACCTAGCCTCAACAGCAGCCTTGACAACTACAGGTATGAGTATGAGTAGGGCGCAAACACAAGTATCTTCTGCTACACTTGCTTTAATGAAGCCAAATAAAAAAATGGAGGCTGTTTTTGCACAATTAAATGTAAAAGACGTTCCTACATTTATTAAACAAAGTGGGGGTTTGATAGGTGCTTTAAATAAAATAGGTGATATGTCCGATAAAATGGGCTTTAAAATCGCTAAAGTTTTAGGAAGAAAAGAAGGTTTATCAGCGTTTTTATCTTTAACAGGAGCTCAGAAAGACAAATTTAATGAGATAATGAATGACATGCTTTCTGGAAGTAATGTTGTGGATGAAGCTTTTGCAAAACAATCAAAAACTTTCTCTTCAGGCATGCAAAGGATGCAAAATAGCGCAAGTATATTAGCTATTAAAATAGGAACAATACTTATCCCAAAAGTAAATGAATTAATTTCTCAGGTAACACCATTGATTGATAGTTTGACAGAGTGGATTAAAAGAAACAAGTCACTTGTAAATTCTTTTTTAAAGTTAACATTGTTGTTATTAGGCTTGGGATTAGCCTTAAAAATTGGAGCTTTTTATTTTTATGCTTTTTCTAAAGCAATTGCTTTTGCAACTTTTATTACAAGTAGCTATAATGCAATAATGATTACTGCCGCTTTATCTGGTCAAGGATTGACTTATGTTTTGACAGGACTAGCAGCTTCTATTTACGCAACTTTATGGCCTTTGTTAATAGTTGGTTCTGCTTTATATGTTATTGTAGATATGGTTAATAATTGGAAAGATTGGAATAATGTTGTTTTATTATGTTTAGGTCCATTAGGTTTGATGGCTTTAATTATACAAAAAATAATAAAACATTGGGAAAATATAACTTCTTTGTTTAAAGGTGAGGGAATATTAGGAGCCATAAAGGGAATTGGAGCACTTTTAGAAGATGTTGTTTTAGGAACTTTGGTTGGAATCTTTAATATTATGGGTAGGCTTCCGCTTATTGGAGGTCCTTTTAAAGAAATGGCCGCAGATTTAAGTAATATAATGTCTAAAATACCAAGCGATTTGTCTATTGGAACAGTTTCTAATGTAAATTCGTTAAATACTTTTGGAGGAACAATGCCTACTTTTGGAGAAAAAAAACCTATAGAAAATTTAGCAGGTAAAAAAGAAAATACTGAAGCAATGTTAACTAAGGTTTTTGGAAAGCAAGTTGTTGAAGTTTTGCTAAGTGATCCAGGTGGATATGCTAAAGATGTGAAAGTAAATGGGGTTAGTGCATCGGGTGGAATACCTGTAAAATCGAGTTCAACAACAGGTCAAAGAGGAAATTAGTTATGAAAACAAAAGATATAGCATTATTTGAGAGTGGTAACGGTGGTAATTTCATCGTTTTAAACAACGATTTATTGTTAAGCGAAACATTGTATCAACAAATCTATTTAGCGTTGTTTGGAGGAAATATTGAGGCATCCACTAAGCAGTCTTATTTAGAAACAGAAGATAGGTTTGACTATTGGGGAAACTCATTAGTTTGGAAAACAAAAAAGAACAAACAGTTTAATTCTGAAACAGAGGCTATTTTGAGAAAAGTAGCCTTAAACAGTTCGGGCAGGCTAGAAATAGTTCAAGCTATAAATAGCGATTTGGCATATTTAAGTTCTTTGATTACATTTGATGTGGAAGTGAGTATATTAAGTTCAAGTTCAATTAGAATTACTGTAAGCTTCACTGACAAGACCAATCAAGAAAGTAAGGTGATGCAGATGGTCTACAACAATGCTAAAAATGAAGTAATAATAGAAAAAGAAATATGAAAGCAATCAAAAGCATATCAGAGATAAACGAGGATATATCAAATGATTTAAGGATTAAGCTAGGTTTATCAGATGATGAATTAAAAAAAGTAGTTAGTGCTTTGCCTTTAGTTTTTGCAGCTCAATTCAAATTAGGTTATTTATATTTGAGTGATATTCAGGACAACATTTTTCCTGATACGGCTACAAGCGAAAATCAGGGTGGTACTTTAGAAAGACAGGGTAGAATCTATTTAAACAGAAATCCGTTTCCTGATTCAATTGGTGTTTTTAAGTTTTCGATAACGGGAGTTGCTGGATCTATTTTAAGAAGTAATTTGACATTCAAGTCAAATGAAGATGCTTTAAATCCCGGTCAAGTTTATATTTTAGATACTCAGTATGAATTAACAGGTCTTAACGATATAATTGAGGTTCGTTCTATTGGAGCTGGTGTTGTCTACAATTTAAGTTTAAATGACAATCTTACAATAACTGAACCTGTAATTGGTGTTGAAAAAACTGTAGTCGTTTCTCAGGTAGTTACTCAGCCAACGGCAGGCGAAACCCAAGAGCTTTATACTAAAGCAACTTTGAATGCTATCCAATTGGAGCCACAAGGAGGTGCTAAATCAGACTACAAACAATGGTCTAGTGATGCGCAAGGTGTTAGGTTAGTTTATCCTTACGTTAGAGATGGGGAGGCGGGAACGGTTGATGTTTATGTCGAATCTACTTTAGTTGATAGTACTGATGGCAAAGGGACTCCTAGCGCGGCTATTTTGTTAGATGTTGAAGCGGTTATTAATCAAGATCCTGATATTACAAAACCTATAAACGAAAGAGGTAGAAAGCCAATGCAGGCTAGATTAGTTGTTTCTGAAATAACATTAGTTCCTGTAGACATTACTATTACCGGTTTAAATGATGATTCGCAATCTGTAAAAGATGCAATAATGAACAGTGTTGTTGACTTCATATATGATGTAAGGCCATTTATTGATGGTGCTGATTTGTTAAGAAATAAAAATGACATTTTGTTTTCTGGAAAAATTCAATCGGTTGTAACCGAATCTTTGACTAACGGAAATTATTTTAATATTTTAGATGTTGATGTTGATGGTAATACAATTGTTTCTTATGAATTTGATTTGGGGAATATACCTTATTTAAGAAACTTAAACTACGTATAATATGGCTTATGTTGTAACAGAAAAAAGTACGGTTAATGGTTTTGGAACACCACATGGATATAATACGCCTCATAGGTTTCCTACTGCTGGGGAAGAAAATTTATCTTTTACTTTTGCTAATTTATCGGCCCAATTATATCCAACAGGGAGAGCGTTTTACATGCCTAAAGATGGGGTTATGGACAATGTTCATATTGCAATAAATAGAAGCTTTATTCGATTAATAAATGATTGCAAATCTACAATTGATTCTGTTTTCCCGGATAACGAAAACTTTAATGAAGAAGATTGTAATCTTTGGGAATATAGGTTTGGGTTACGAACTAATCCTTCTACTTCTATAAAATTTAGAAGAGATGCTATTTTGCGAAAAATGGGTAGAGGTAGAAATGTTCCTGCAAGGCAGCATAAGGACTACATTGAATACCAATTACAAACAGCAGGTTTTAATGTTTATGTATATGAAAACGGATTTCAAGAAGGCAATGATTTTGTTTATAAAACACCTGAACAGATAACAGAAGCTAATAGCAATATTGTTCAACATGGTAATGATTTTCAACATGGATTGGGTTCTCAGCATGGAGCAGGAGGTTCTCAAATAATAGCAAATTCTGCTAAACCAAACGAATCGTTTTCTGTAGGTGAAAACAACCAATGGGCTACTTTTTTTATAGGAGGTGAAACCTTGGGTTCTTTTGCTTCAGTACCAGCAAATAGGCAAGAGGAATTTAGAGAATTAGTATTAAAATTAAAGCCTATGCATTTAGTTGCCTATACATTTATTAATTTTGTTTAAAATAAAAAATATATGAGAAGTTTATTTGATGCTACAAACGTAGATAAATCTGATCCAATAGGTTATCCTGATGGAAGAATTAAAAACAATGATGGAACAGGTAATGGAACACCGGTAAATGAGTCTACAAAAGGTGATTTACACCAAATGTTGCAGAAACTAATGAGGCTTTACGGAATAGTCCCTAATGGTTTACCAGATAATGAAATTAATGATTTTCAATTAATATCAGCATTAAGAGGTTTAGCTTCAAAAAATGACTTTATATATCCTCTTACTACCAACGGAACGATTTTAAGCATAAATATCAAGCTTTCGTTAATGCTAGATAATGAATTTATTGTTTGTTTAGCTGGAGCCAATAAAGGTACTGAAACAGAAATAAAAGGCATTGGTGCGAATACTTACGTTGTTAATTATTCAGGAGATTTTAAAGCAAATGAATACGTTCGAGTAATTAAAACTGCTGCGGGAGTTTCTATAATAAGAGTTGCAGATTGGATTAGTTTAAGTGCTATGGCAACTGAGTTAGGGTTTTTGAAAAAAGCAACCCAAGCACAAGAAAACACAGGAGCAATTGACACGGTTTCTACGACTCCATTAAGTAATTTAACCGCTTTTGTAAAAAGAGTTATTGGTACAGATTCGATAAATTATTTGGCCACAG